ACCTGACATTGCAGAAACTGTCATTCCATTAACAAATAAAATTCCATCTTCTGGAATGTTAAAAGAAAAAACATCTCCTGCTGGGCAATCACCAATAAATTGAGTTACTGAATTGCCATCTTGTAAAGTTATAGATCCTGCACCTGCTGTTGAGTTAGAAAGAATAATTCCTCTTAATCTTGTTCTACCTGCAAACACAGAGCCAGTTCCTGTAACTCTAACTGCTTTAACATCTGATTTCATTTTTTAATATCTCCTAAATTTAAGAGCTCCCGAAGGAGCTCTATAATTAATTATGCTACGGCTGCGCCAGTAGTCACGTCTACAAAGTTAGAACCATTACCGAAGCAAAGAGATCCAGTTAAAGATGCACCAGTTGCATCAGAAACATAGATAACCAAACCAGCAGTTGCTGTAGGTAAAGTTGCTAAAGTGTAAGTAGGTGCGATAAAACCATTATCTGATTTTACTGGACCTGAAAAAGTAGTTTGTGCCATTGTTATATCCTCCAAGTTATTTCTACATAGTCTCTTGGCCGTCGACTATACTCGTCTATGCAGAATTTAAATGTATAGTAAGGATTTTATATATCAGATTTTAATAGAGTGCAAGCGGGTTTGTATTGAAGTTATGATTTCCAATAATATAGTAGCGTTTTGACTAAGTAGCTACAGAAACTTGTGGTGCAGCATCATCTATTTTATTCATTAAATTAGCTTGTCTAGCTTCTGCTATTTTAATGTGATTGATAACTTCTCTTATCTTGCTATCAATCCTCACCATATCAAGAGTATATCTACCCTCTTCGTTATAGTGCTGCTCCCATTCCAGTTCTAGTCCCCTTTTCTGTTTGTATAGGGATTGAACGTGTGTTTGCATCATTAACCTCCTCATAGGTTACCCAAGTTTTACGTTTATCGTAAAATCCACTTGGTTCCCATACTATATCAGATTGTCCTAACTTGTCAACTATCGCATTATTTAATGCGTCTTCGTTGTCTTCACAAGTTACATTGAACTTAGTGAAGTATCCTCTAGACTTGATCTGTATAGTAAATGTTTTCATGAGTGTTTTTCTTTCTAGCATAAAAAAAGGGCGACCACAAGGATCGCCCTAATTTATTTTTCGTTAATCTAGTGATTACGCACCAGGTGATCCGAAGATACCTCTAGGGTCAGACCAGCCGAAGCTGTATCTTTCTCTAGCTTTGTATCTCACGTTACCAGTATCAAAATCGCCTTCCATAGCAGTTTTGATTGGTGATCTTACGAACATTTTCATACCGTTAGGTACATCTGTTTTGATAAAGAACGCATCAGTATCAGTTAAGTAGTTGTTTACTACATAACCTTGAGGAATCATCCCCATGTTTCTGATAGCATTGATATCATTGTCAGCTGTTCCCACTCTTTGAGCTGATTTCATCAGTCTCTCAGCAGTAAATTGTAACTCAGAAGGGATGATCATTTTCATACCTTTAGCAGCTACTTTTAAGCCTCTTTCATCTGTGAAAGCAGCGATATCGATTAACGCTTGCTCTAAAGATGTCTCATTTAAGTCAGCAGATGTTGCTAACTCATTTGAGAAAGTTCCAGCTATAGTTGGGTGGTCTGTAGCGCAAAGCTCTTTTCCATCTCCACCTGCGTAGCTAGAGCTGAATGCATTGTTTAATACATTCGCAGCTTTTACTTGCTTAGTGTTCGCCATAGATCTTGCTAATGCTTTTGTATATCTAGATGATAATCTGTCATACAAGTTATCTTCAATCGCTTCTTCAGTGATTGAGAATGCAAGAGCAATTGTCTCGTGCGTGTATCTAGCTGTGAAAGTTTCTTGAGCGTTGTCAAATGTCACACCTGAACCTTCTGGTTTAACTTGTGCATTTGCAAATCCAGATAACATTACTTCCTCTTCGAAAGCTCTGTCTGAATTTTCACTGTCGAAAATTTCAGCATGCTGATTTTCGTATCTTTTATATTCCAGGCCGAATAGTGCATTCAATCCTGGCTCTAGTTCTTTAACTAGTTGTGATCTTGATATAGCCATAATATTTATTCTCCTATTCTATTATATGCCTGCAACTTGTTTCAAGAAGTGCTCGTTGATTGTAACAACCCAGTTAACGTTAGCAGATGCTAAGTCTGAATTGTCAGGATCTTTAGAAACACCTACGATCTTTAATTGACCAGTAGATGTGCCTAATGATGCGTCATCAAGTTCCACTTTAGAAACATAGTTAGGAGATGATCCTGCTGTGTACGCAATGTCAGCTAAATTACCAACATCTGTTTGAGCAGAAGCACCACTGTTGTTAGATTGTACTTCGAACCTTTCATAAGGATCGTCAGCCACAAAGCCTACGATATCAGTAGCTGTGTTTGAAGCAGCTAAGTGATTAGACCATGTTGGCTTGCTTGAAGAAGCGTCAGTATAGTAGACACCGTTAAGCACACCTAATAAAACGTCTCCAGCTGCAGATACACCAATAGTTCCAGTTGCTAACATGCTTACTGGATCGTTTTGGTATATAGCTGTAGCAGAAGCTGCAATACTATATTCGCTTAAACCTTGGTTGTCTTTATTCTGACCAACTTTTCCGATTGCTTTCAATCCGAAAGCAGCGTCTTTGTTTGCCATTTTGTTTTTCTCCTTAGTTTAATTTAATTCAGTAGTAGGGATTAACCCGAGAATCGTTAAAAAATTAACTTTTCTTTGTACCACCGAAAGTTACACGAGTCTGCCTCTCATTATTGATCGGCATACTTGGATGCTGCTCCTTCATAAGATCGTTGTTAACTGCTTCGTCTCGATCACTAGTTTGTTGTGCAAAATAGGCTTCTCGAGCTTTTGCGATCTCTTCTGGTATCCTTGCCAGCACAAGGCCGCCAACTCCGATGACTCCTGCGTATTTGCCTTCGTTCACTTGAGGATAAGCGTAATCAGGGTATTCATCTGCTCTAACTAATTCCCAGCCAGATCTAAATTTACCAGCCATGTTTTTAGTATCGTCAAATCCTAATACCTCTGTTCTTATCCATCTGTGTCTGAATCCGTCAGGCGCAGGTGGTGCATCTAAAGATGATGGTGGAGTCCAAGTTGTAGGTCTCTTATCAGAAACTCTAGTTTGGCTCGCACGAGAAGTTTTTGTTTTATCGTTTTCCATATGCTTATACTCCTTCCGTGATTTTTAATTGTTTCGCATATTCTTCCAATGGCACTCCTAATTTTTTAGCGATTGCAACTTGAGAAGGTGTGAGTCTCACAGTTTTGCGACCAGGTTTTACACTTCGCTTCGCTGAAGCTACTATCTGTGTAGGTTTGGTCGAATTTGTATTATTTGTATCAAATTTCTGCGGAAATTCAAGTCTTATTCTTTTATCAATTTCAGCATAATATTCGTCAGATTTAGGATCATATCCTTCCTCTTCAACAAGTGTTCTATGTATGTCAAAAGCCGTATATGTCATAGGTTTATCGTTACCAAACCACTTGTTTTTACTAGCCCATTCCTCTGCTCTAGGATCAACTACCTGTTCGGGTGCTTGTGGTATCCTAACATCAGCAGGCTTAGTCACTTGTGCAGCTTGACTTTCTGCCATTGACTTAAGTTCTTGCAATCTTGCTGACTCATAACCAGCTTTTGCAATTTCTTGTTGAGCTTCAAATTCAACATTAATATCGCCTGCATCTCTTGCTGCTGCAAGTTTTGCTTTAGCGGCTTCTAATGATGATTTAAGTTTTTCTTCTCTAACTTGTAAAGAAGTTGTTTCAAGACTGTTATATTTTTTATTTAAACTGTCTCTCTCTTCTTTAACTGATCTAGCATATGTTAATGCTTCATCTTTTTGACGTTCAGCTTCTCGCCACTTTTTTGTAAGTTTCGCGATTCTTCTTTGTACGTCTTTTGAGTAATCTTGTAATTCGTCTTTCTGTTCTTTAGCCTCTGGCTTCTCGTCGCTCGCTTCTACTGTCTTGTCAGTAGCATCGGGAGTCGAGGGGCTAGAGTCTTCTTTTGATTCAACAACTTCTTCTTGTTTCTGTTCTTCTAACTCAATGTCAGCACCAGGACCAGAAGTATCAATGTCAACCATTTTTTCGTTTTCTTGTTCTTGCATAGTTTCCTCCTATGTTAAATGTAATGCAACACAGACTCAGGATCTGATACAGTTCCTAAGACTTCGTCGTCGTTTAAAAGACGAACTTCTCCGCCTTCTATTGGTAATCGTGATCCAGCATATCTTGCAAAGATCACCCAATCTCCTTTTTTACACCAAGGACCAGTTTCAAATTTTTCTTTGTCTTTGTAATAA